AAGATTAGTAGTAGATCTTCTTCGTGTTATTTGCAAACAGACTTCTAATACATTGGATGATCGTGCTGTTGATATGTTGGAGCAACAGTTGTTTCCTAAAATGAATTAATATGAACCATAAAGAATTTTTTGATATTCTTATTGGTAATCCTCCTCCCGAAGTAGAGCTTGAAATAGAAATAAAATGCAGAGAGGTTAAAGACTTACCTGATTTTGTTATCAAAGACTATTGTTGTGACCTTGTAAAACAAGTAAGACTGCAAGATATGTTAATTATGGCTGCACTTGTTCGTATCTCTGAGGTAGAAACTAAAGTTTATAGGTACGAAAAGAAGTTACATCAGTACAAAAGACAAAGTAAATTAAGTCTTTTCAATACATTACGTCAAAAAATGTTTGGCAAATCGTTTAAAAAATGATTATATTAATCTAAAACGTAGTTTTTATGGATAAGAATTTTAAGATCCTAGAAAAGTTACACCTACTTCTCGCTAAAGAACTAACAGATAAGATTACAAGTGGCGAAGCAAAGGCTGGTGATCTAAACGTAGCGAGACAATTCCTAAAAGATAATGGTGTTGAGTGCTTACCTGTAGAGAAAAACCCTATGCAAGAATTGATGGAGAACTTACCAGACCTAGATGCTGTACCTGTAGGGGAGTTATAATCATGTCAAGAAAAGCTTTACGAATTGCTAGTGAAAATGGCAAAGTTTATTTCAAAACTTTACCTTTAGGCAAAAAAAGAAAAAAAACTAAACAAGAAAAGCTTAAAGAACAAGATAGACAATTTTATCCAAAGCAATATTACGGAATTAAAAACACATAATCCTTGCAACCTTTACCAGAAAAACTACAAGACTTTAGATATTTCTTAATCGTTACTTGGAGACATCTAAACCTACCAGATCCTACTCCTGTTCAATTAGATATAGCTGAATATCTACAATATGGTGCTAGACGTAAAATCATACAGGGATTTCGTGGTGTAGGTAAGAGTTGGATTACCTCTACTTACGTTGTGTGGCGACTTCGTATGAACCCACAACTAAAGTTCTTAGTGGTATCTGCCAGTAAAGACAGAGCCGATAACTTTACGACCTTTACTATGCGTCTTATAAACGAGATGCCAATACTTGCTGGATTGATTCCTAGTGACGACCAGAGAAACAGTAAAGTAAGTTTTGATGTAAGACCAGCACAAGCTGACCATGCCCCTTCTTGTTCTTCTAGAGGGGTTCTAGGGCAGATGTCAGGAGCTAGGGCAGACGAAGTAATTGCAGATGACGTAGAAGTTCCTAATAATTCTTTTACTCAACCCATGAGAGACAAACTATCTGAAGCTGTAAAAGAATTTGAAGCGATACTAAAACCTAATGGTCGGATTACTTTCTTAGGTACTCCACAAGTAGAAAACTCAGTGTACTTAACACTAGAAGAAAGAGGATATGAAACAAGAATATGGACTGCACGTTACCCAGAACTAAAAAACAACTACGGAGATAGACTTGCCCCTAAAATTCTCAAGGAATTAACAGATGGTATAGCCCAACCAAAAGACCCTGTAGACCCTATAAGATTCTCAGCACAGGATCTTATGGAAAGAGAAGCTTCGTATGGTCGTAGTGGCTTTAACTTACAATTCCAGCTAGATACAACACTCTCAGATCAAGATCGCTACCCATTAAAGATAAATGACCTTGTGATAATGCCAATAAACAAAGAATTTGCACCAGAAAAAGTAATTTGGTCTAACTCTCCCGAATATGTAATCACAGATCTGCAATGTGTAGGCTTCAATGGCGACAGGTTCTACCGACCTGCACAACAATTCGGAGACTTCATAGAATATACAGGCTCCGTTATGTTCGTTGACCCCTCTGGTAAGGGTAAAGACCAGACCGCTATAAGCTGTGTAAAGATGCTTAATGGTAATTTATACGTCACAGAGTGTTTAGGTCTCTCTGGAGGCTATTCTGACGCTGTTCTAGAGAAGATTAGTAAGATTGCTAGAGAGAATAAGATTAATACCATACTTGTAGAACAAAACTTCGGTGGTGGTATGTTCGCTGAACTACTAAAACCTTTCCTAATGCGGTTCCATCCATGCCAATTAGAAGACGTAAGGAACAATAAGACTAAAGAATTACGAATAATCGACACACTAGAACCTGTAATGAACTCTCATAGACTAATAATTGACCAAAAAGTAATAGAAAAAGACTTCCGTTCTAACTCTCAAGAGACACCAGAAAGAAGACTAAAGCTTCAACTCATCTACCAACTATCTCGAATATCAAGACATAAAGGTTCTCTAGTACATGATGACCTCGTTGACTCCCTAGCAGGTGCAGTTGCCTACTGGACTGACTACATGGCTCAAAATGAAGACCTAAATATATCTAAAAGAAAAGATGAACTACTATCCATTCACACAGACCATTGGAATGATCTCTTAAATAACACGATCTCTCAATCCGCTATGGGGATGTCTCCTGTTCAGATAAGAAATTCTAATGTATCTACCGATGGATTCATAAGTGACGCTTATTAGGTTGCACTATAGGAGAGGGGAGCTAAAAAAGGACACACTAAGATAACACTAAGACCAAGTAGGACCATAAAAAGACCAAACGAAGACTGCTGCCTACCAGAAAAAAAATTAGTTCCAAAAATTCGAGGGGGTTATACATATATAGGATTTTGAATTTTACCCGTACCCTTCCGAAAATTTTAAAAATAAAGGACTATATAGACTAGATTCATTGCAATAACTAGTGTTTCATAATATATATAATATTATTCTGGTAGATTCTGGCTTAATTTTTTATTATTAGGGTATATGTTTTCATATAATCGGTGCGAGGGTATATTGTTACACAATGTAAACATTAATATACATAGTGATAGTAAGGGATCATAAGAAAGTTTCTATTGAAGCCTTGCAATTGGCAACAGCATATGTAATGATAGCAATATCAGATCAAACCGATTTGATTCAAACCAAACTAAGAACCATGAACCAATTAAAAGATGTTTACTCTTATGTAATCTCTCAATTAGAGGATCAAGTCGGATTAGATAATGATGTATCAGATTTACACCATTATTTGTTAAATGAAGATTACTTTATTATTGGCACTTATAAAGCTAAACAATGGCTAGGCTCTGAAGTCTTTGATGCTATCGAAGCAATAAAAGAATATGAACAGTCAAACTTTGGCGAAGTCTCAACCGATTTTTCCGATCCTGAGAGAGTTGCTAATATGTACGCTTACATCTTAGGTGAAGAAATACTATCAGAATCAGAAGTATATCAAGCATTACAGAATGATGATGAAGTATTAGATGAAGTTGATTTAAGTAACCTTGCAGAAGATTTAAAAGAGTCTTTAAAAGTTGCTTAATAGATTCTCTCTTATAGGCTCGTAAGAGCCTGTAAAAGGGATTCAAAAAAGAATCTCTTGTAAACCCTAACTTAGAACCACATGGAAATTAAAGACAATGAACACGCTTATCTTCAGGCGTTAGTACTTGCAATTACAGCACCTAACAAAGAGAAATCTATTAAGTGTTTAAAAATTGCTGAGTCTATAGGATCTCAACTCACAGAGAAACAAAGAGACCTTTGTCAGAAAGGTGTTGAAGTTTGCCTGAAATTGTTATGACTGCCTTTATAGTCTGGATATGTTTAATTATCCTTTTGTATATCTTTATCAAGGAGTTTAAGAATCATGCTTAATGAAGAACAAAGAAAGAAGCAAGCCGAAGCTGAGCGTCTTTGGTGGGAGGGATCTCTTACGGATGATCAACTAAATCAAGTCTATAAATCTTTAGGCTTTGATGAGGTAGACAATGATTAAACGTAAGACATCTCAAACGTATTGGGAGTTAGAGTCTATCTACTATAGAGCCTGTAGAATTACAGGCTTCAAACCTGATACAGAAGCCTATAAAGATCTTGATTACAAGCAAGCAATCATCATACTTAAAAGGCTAATTGTAAAAACTATTTCATCTATTTAAAAAAGGAGAACCACAATGAAAATTTCAAACACAAAACATATTTTTCCTGACGATCATTGGGTAAACATGGAGTTTTGTACAGTAGAAAATGGTATGTTTGACGATAAATCTCTGGGCTTTCTTTCATTAGAAGATTTATCAGGAGATGAATGTCATCTACCACACATAAAATCATCAACAATAGTTAAATTCTTTTCTGACTTTATAGAAATTGAAGATGTTTGCAGAGAAAGAGAACATGGTAACAGAGCAAGTGCTGAGACTATGGAGAACTTACTCAAGATTAAAAAGAAACTTGATAAGTGGTTAGAGCCACGCAAAGAGGAGCAATGAATTTTATGGAAGAGATCAACAAAGAAACTCAAGCCATGTTGAAACAAATTACAACTAGAAAGCTAGAGAAAAAACTTAATGCTGAAAAGCGTATAGCAGAGTTAAAGACCCTTATTAAATTATGGGAAAAAGATTTATGAAGTGTACTAAATGCGGAAGCCTAGACGTAAAGGTAAGGGAAACTAAGCATAGAAAAGCTGAACAAACAAAAGGCTTTAGAAATAAAAGCGACACACCTTATGTCTATAGACGTAGGGTGTGCCTTTCTTGTGGACATAAGTTTTCTACAAGAGAATATACAATCCCTGATCTTATTGCCTTTGGCAAACAAGGTTATCTTGAAATGATAGATGATCTAACACCTAACTAACCTTATAGAGAACCACTAATGAAAACTAAAGTACCGACCTTATCGGAAGCTGCAAGGCTTGTGTATAAGAGAACCTACAACGGAACAGACTCAGCACAAAACTTCTTGATAGCTATGAAACATAACATCAAAGCTATTGGAGACTTGCCTGTAAATAAAATAACTACACCTGTAGTTAATAAGATGATGGATTATTTAAGGGATGAACTGAAGAATAGTAAAGCGGTCATCAATACTAAACGAGGGTATCTTAAAATTGTATTGGAACATATGGTCTTTGATGGTCACATTAAAGAAGAGATCAAGCTACCCAAAAGACATAGAGTGAAAGGACATAAGGTAGAGTTTCTTACTGCTGACATGGAGAAAGATTTATTAGATAATCTTTATTCAAAACAAAATCCAAACACTTGGATGGCAGCAGAAATTATTAAATGTTTAATTGATTTAGGTTGCAGAGTAAATGAACTAATGAATCTAGAAAACAGATTTGTTGACTTTGAAAACAATCAAATTAATTTTAATGATAGAAAAAACGATCAAGCTGTAGCTGTACCTATGACAGATAGAGTACAAAAGATAATGAAAAAATGTTTTTCTTATGGTGCAAAACCAACAGAAAAAGTATTTTGTGGTGTTGATTATGCTTGGCTTAATGCTATATGGCAGAAGGCTAGAAAAGATTTAGGTTATGAAAAGAAAAAGTTTTATACCTTGCACCTATGCAGACATACTTGTGCTTCAAGATTAGTACAACGAGGAGTTCCCTTACTACTGGTAAAGGATTGGCTAGGGCATGAGGACATACAGACAACCATGATCTATGCACACTTAGCACCAAAGGCTTTGCACTCTGTAGTGGGTGTACTTAATGATTGAACCAAGTAAGAAACAACTAGAGCTAGAGCAAAGTATCTGTAGCATCTCAGCCTATAACAAGATCAGTAAACAAAACAGAAACATTGAGAAGGGCAGGGAGTCAGAGAACTACTATGCTCGCAACATGATTGAAGCTGGTCTTGAACAACTAAGTAAAGAACTACAGAAACATATATGGGAGTCTCTCTCTGGCAAGGTAGGAGTCAAGGCTATATCTGCCTTGTTCCTATCTCAGTTCCCTGACTTAGACGTAGTATCTTTTATTGCTTTCAAAGTAATAATAGATAACACTTCACAATCTAAAACAACAACTTCAACTGCACTAAAGATAGGGCAAATGTTAGAGGATGAACTGAGGTTTACTAAGTTTGAAGAGGTAGATCCAAA